CGATGCTGCGCGGTCGACGGCTCGGAGCCGCTCCGGGCGCATTCGTGTTGACCGGCGTGGACGCCAACATGTCGACGCTCGGAAACATCTCACTGACGGCGGATCGCGGCTCGTTCGCGCTCACCGGCGAAGACGCTAACTTCGTTCGCGCCCGCAAGATGGCCGCAGCCCGTGGATCGTTCGCGCTCACCGGCGTCGCCGCGCGACTACTGCGGGCGCGGATGTTGACCGCAGCGAACGGAAGCTACCACCTCACCGGCGAGGCCGCGCGACTCCTTTGGAAACGAAGGGTGTTGGCCGCGCAAGGCGGATTCGCGTTGACCGGACAACCGGCCAACTTCGCGCGGACGCGTCGACTCACGGCTGCGCGCGGTCTATTCGCCCTCACCGGACGGCCCGCGCTGTTTCCACGTTCGCGTATAATGGCGGTTGGCCAAGGAGGGTTCACGTTGACCGGCGAAGACGCGAACCTGCGCGTAGGCAGGCGTCTAAGCGCCGCGCCGGGCGTCTACGAAGTGGTCGGCGAAGACGTCGGCATGATCTGGGTGCGCCACTTGGTCATGGAAGCCGCGACCGGCGAATTCGTGGTGATCGGTCGCGCGGTGACGTTCCACATCGGGACTGTCGTCCACATTCTCATTCTGGACGCGGTGCCTGAAGTCGCGTTGATTCTGGACGCGGACGGCGACGTGTCGGTCGTGACAGGGATCGGTCAGCCATCTTTAACGCTGGACGCGGTGACAGAGGTGACTATCGTCGGAGTCCCAAGGTCATGACTGTTTCACAGGTTGGCATCTTCGAGCACGGAACGGCGGGCTTCACCGTGCGGATTCAGCTCGGCGCGTCCAACATCGGGATCGCGTGGGCGACGCAGGTCAACATCAAGGTGAAACGACCGTCCGAAGCAGACTACGGCATCGACAGGAACTTGACGACCGGCGCGATCATCGACGACGTGGTCGGCGTGGTCGGCTGGCCGCTGCAAGACGGCGACATTCCAGTGATCGGAACTTACGAGCTGGTCGTCACGATCACGGGGCCGAGCACGACATTAGTCGTTGACGGAACGATGAAAGTGACTTAACAGCGTTTCCATCATGCCGTTGACTCTCGTCGTTGAGGATGGAACCGGAAAGGTCGACTCGAACACTTACGTGAGCGTGGCCGACGCCGACGCACACAACGCGGCGACCACCTTCCGCGACGTCTGGACTTTCGCGACCGCCGATCTGAAGGCTCAGGCGCTTGCAGATGCCACCCGGTCGCTCGACGAAAACATGGAATGGCTCGGTTACCGAGCGCACGACACGCAGGCGTTGGACTGGCCACGTCAACGCGTGCCGAATCGAAACGTCGCGCCGATTGGTTCGACGATCCCTTGGTCTTACGGCGCGGGCAGTTTCGGAAGTCCGCCATTTTCAGGCATCGGCGCGCAGTACTGGCCGACGAACGTCGTACCGCCGCGCGTGATCGATGCGGTCTGCGAACTGGCGGTCGAACTGATGAAACGCGATCGTACCGCCGAATGGGGCGCGTTAGGCGTCAGCCGCGTCGGACTCGGTCAAGGCGCGCTCGACGTTTCGTTCGAATCCGGAGCGCAGATGTTGCAGGTCATCGTTCCGGATCGAATCGGATACATCCTTTTGCCTTACGGCTCGCTCATCGTCAATCGCGTCACGGCGCGCGTCCAGCGCGGATAAGGCGCTATGGATCTCGGAGTCATCGCGAAGCAAGCGGTCGACGTGGCGTTCGCGGTCGGCGACTCGGCGCTTGAAGCCGGAACGCTCCACATCGGCAAGACGCAGACCTACGACTTCGACACGGACAAGAACACTTTGAGCGCCGGAAACGATGTCACGGTGAAAGGCGTCTTCTACCGCGAGGCGCAAGCGCAAGGCATGGAGCTGACGAACCAGTTGGCGAACTTCCTGATAAGGGGGTCGGACGTGCCGCAACGGGTGCGCGAGGCAGACACGTTTTCGCGAGACAAAGACAGTTCGGTGTGGCAGATAGACGATGTCGAGTACGTTCCGACCGACGCGGTCTGTATCCTGAAGCTGCGAAAATAAGATGCCAACCACGATCCTCCAATTCAGGGCGGACTTGCAGGCGTTCGCCGAGAAGTTGAACGTCAGCAAGCAACAGACCGTGCAGAAGGTCGCGCTCGACCTATGGCGCGGCATCACGACGCGGACGCCGGTGCTGACCGGTCGCGCGCGTGCCAACTGGTTTTTGACTCAGGGATCGCCGAGCACGCAGGTCGACGAATACCCGAACGCGAAGCCGGGCGAAGTGCCGTTTCCACCGGAGCCGGACGTGAGCGCGATCACCGGCGACGAATCGGTCTTCATCATCAACAACCTGCCTTACATCGAGTCGTTGGAGAACGGCCACAGCAAGAAGGCTCCGAACGGGATGGTCGCGGTCACGATTGCGTCGGAAGAAGCTTCAATCGACGCCGGACTCGGCAACGCCTACGAGCAAAACGCAGGACAATTCGAAGCATGAGCCTCGCCAACGCACGCGCGGCCATAGCGACCGGCTTAAAGAACGGCTACAGCGGCGATCCGCCGATCTTCGCGGAGAACACGCAGACGCCGGAAACCGCTACGCAGAGCAAGGAGTGGGTTCGATGGAGCGTCCGGTTGGCGTCGGCCTACGACGCGGACGTGAGCGCGATCTTCGAGCGGGTGAACGGCCTGCTCTATTTCCAACACTTCCACGCCGAAGGATTCGGCACCAAGGAGGCATACGACTTCGCCGACAAGGTCGGCGCGATATTCAACAGCAAGACGTTTCCGCATCCGTCGCCAGCGGTCGGACTGGTGATCTTCGAGCGTGCGCTGTGCACTTTCGCGGGCGAAACGGGCGGCTGGTCGCAGCACAACATCACGATCCCGTTTCGATCCGAGGCGAAGGCTCTCAACGCCGCATGAAAGAATTTACTTGCGCCGATGACCAAACGGCCTTAGACCCGCAACCGAAACCCCACCAGAACCAAAGGATAAAACATGTCATTTGCTGATGCTAGTAGAACGCGACTCACATTCTTGACGGAATCCGCATTCGCGGAAGATCCCGCATCGAATCCACCCACGACCATTCTACGTTTCAAATCCGAGACGCTGAAGCACAACAACGTCACGGTCGTAAGCGAGGAGATTCGAGCGGATCGCCAACGAAGCGACTTGGTGCTCGTCGGCTTCGACACGGCTGGCGACATGAACTTCGAGTTGAGCTATTCGAACTTCGACTGGTTGTTCGAGGCCGCGCTATGCGGCACGTGGGCGTCCGACATACTCACCAACGGCGTGACCAATCGCAGCTTCAACATCGAGAAGGGTTTCCTCGACATCGGCCAATACATGCAGTTCCGGGGCAGCGTGATCAACCGACTTTTGATCGACGGCACATCGCGAAAGATCGTGCAGGTGACCGCAGGCATCATGGGAAGCACGGCGTTCGCCGGTTCGACGAGCCTCGGTGGAACGACCACGCCGACAGACCCATCCGACACCGAGGTCATCGCTTCCGGCACGGACATCACTTTTCAGGCGGTCGGCGGAGTCGGCCCGGTGGAGTTGAACGGAGTGCACTCGAAGGAGATCAAGCTCGACATCAACAACAACTGCCGCATCCGCGACCTCGTCACGCAACCGCAAACCGAAGACTTGGGACGCGGCGTGATGGACATCACGGGATCGCTCAACTGCTATTTCGAGGACTTGGTCGCCTACAACGCATTTTTGGCGAACGGCTTCTGCCAGCTCGCGTTCACGTATGCCGATCCGACGACTCCGGCGGGGAACACTTACCGGTTCACCTTGCCGCGCATCAAGCTGCCGGACGCGAATCCGACCATCGGCGGCGTCGACTCGGACGTGATGCAGCCAATTACTTTCCGCGCGTTGGACGATCCAGATGTGGGCTACGCGATCCAGATCGAACGCGGGGTCACACTGTAGAAGTTAGGGAAGGATAGAGTTAGAATTCGGCGTGCCTCAGTCCGGCGAGTGTCGGACTGAGGCGCTCGACGTAAACGAAACGAAAGGAAAACGAAGATGAAACTGAGCGAGTTAACTCACGAAACTGAGGCCGCTTCCGGAAAATGGTTCGACTTCACGTTCTCGGACGGCAAGACGCAGCAACTGATGATCGCGTCGGCGGGAACGACCGAGTATCAAAATTTTGCAGCGGAACGATGGAACTCCGCGCGACGCGGACGGCAAAACATACCGCCAGCAGTCGTGCGCCGAATCATCGTCGACGGAATCGTTCGACACTTACTGAAGAACTGGAAGGGCAACGCGATCACGAACGACGACGGATCGCCAGCGGAGTTCAACGAACAGAACGTCCGCGCCGTGGTCGGCGGACTATCGCTTGAAGCTCAGGCGGTTCGCGACTTCGTGATGGAAACGGCGAGCAACACCTCGAACTTCCTCGAAGTGGTGATCGAACCTGACGGCGAAGAAACGGAGTCGGCCACACCAGCCGACGCCCTCAAAAGCGGCCCTGCGTTGGCAGTTGGAGTGGGGGCCGAGGCTCCCGCATCTCCTTGAGATAGCGGCCAAAGGCACGCACGTTAAGGCGTTGGATCGACAACCGTTGCTCGATCCAGACCACGCGAAGCTGCTCAACTCGTTTTTGACGTTGTCGAAGACGCGCGACAGGCCGGACTCGTTTTCGGGTCAACAGGCTCGGTTGAGCTTGACCGACATCCGCACCGGATGGGAAACGAGCAAGTGGCAATCGTTCGGAATGCCGTTCGACGAATTCTTGTCGTGGATGCTCGCGCTCGACGCGGAGTTTTTGGATTACTGCGCCGTGGCCGTCGAGCAAAGTGCCGAGATCGGTCGTCGAAAAACCTAACGCTTGAGTCAGAGCGGATTGTGACGTAACAGTCTTCCGCAAATATGCCGTCTGTCGCTCAATTCGGAGTGGTCATCCCGCCGGTGCAAGGCGGCGCGGACATCGTCAAGATCCTGACCGACATCGACGTTCAGGCGACGCGCGCAGCGGATTCGATTGACAAGCTGACGGCTAAATCGACGGGGATCGCGGCGGCTGCGGCACCGGTCAAGACGTTCGCGTCGGCGCACAAAGATTTGAAGGACGCGCTCGCTGCCAGCGGCGGCGCGTTCGGATCGTTGGAAGACGCCATATCGCGCAACGCGAGCGGACTCGGTTTGTTATTGCGCGCGGTCGGCCCGCTTGGCGGCGCAGCCGAAGCTATGGCTGCGCGCGTCGAACGCGCGGCGTTGGCGCTGGACGTGATGGAGTCGCACAGCAAGGCCGCGATGACCCAGCAGGACGTGTTGACCAAAGCGTACAAGGACGGCGCGATTGCGCTTCCGACGCTTGAATCCGCTACTAATCGATTGACGACCGCGCGGACGGCGGCTGGCGCTGCGGAGACGAAATACCTTTCCGCGATGACCGCCGCTACGACTTTGGAAAAGAGCGGCACGGCGACTGCCACGCAACTCGCGACGGCGTCGCAGCTCGTGGTTTCGCGGCGACAGGAGATGGTCGCATCGAATCAGGAACTGGCTACCTCGGAAGGCCTCGTGAACGCCGCCGAGAACGCGACCGGCGCGGCCATGATTGGCACGACAGGTATAGTCATCGCAGTCATCACGGGATTGGTGGCTTTGGGCGCGGCGATCAAGGCGGTCACGACCGCGTGGGGCTTGTTCAAAGACTCGTTGGCTGCGGGCGCTGAACTGGAAGCGACCGAAAGTCGATTGACGGCCATCCTCGGAAGCGCGGGCGCGGCGAGGGAAGCGATGGAACACTTCGAGGAGTTGTCGGCGCGCAGCGGCGGCATCTTCCCGACCGAGCAACTGGCGCACGCCGCCGAAACCCTTTACAACGTCGGAAACGGCTTCCAGTTCGTGACTCCGCTGGTCGAATCCTTCGTCAACATCGCGGCTACGACCGGCACGTCGGTCGACGAATTGACGGGAATCTTCAACCGTTTGATCGTGTCGATTGCTGACGGCGGGGCGCAAGGCGCGCGCGCGTTCACCCAACTCGGTTCCGCTGGCATCAACCTAGCGCAACTACTGACGAAATCGCTCGGCATAAGCATTCAGGAACTCGACTTCCGTATGAAGACGCACCGGATAACGGTCGAGGATCTTCAGAAAGCGTTCATCGACGCCGGTCACGGCGCGGGGCAGTTCGCGCAAGGCCTCGAAGTGGCAGGCAGCGGCGCGATTGGATTGATCGGACAGATTCGCGCTCGCTGGCACGAACTGGAAGAAACTTTCGGCCTTCCCATCGACGTGACGCTCGAACCGTTCCTCAAAGACATAGCCGACTGGTTGGAGTCACAGACGCCTAAAGCGCGCGAGTTCGGCGAGGTGGTAGCGCACTGGATCGACACGGCGCGCGCCGCGTGGAACCAAGGGAAACTTGGCGACTACGTGGAGGCCGGATTCCAACTCGCGTTCGCGACCGCGTGGGACAAATTCCTCGAATTCGGCAAATCGACAATCGACCAGATCAAAAAATACTTCACCGATAAACTCTCGACAAACGTGTTGAGTCCGACGTTCGATCCGGCCAGCACGGCGTCGGGTCAGGCGCGTCAGTTAGCCTTCACTCAAACCTACGACGCATCGCGCGCGGTAGGCACAAACCCCATTTCCGCGAGCGTCTTGGGTCTCGGCGCTGCCATCAGCACGTTGTGGAAGCAGACGTTCGACAACAGCGACACCGGCAAGGCGATCAAAGCGGAGTCAGCCGACGCGCTTTCGCATTCCTCTTTCTACGGCGATTCTAAGAAGCAGTGGGACGACATAAACAACAACATCATCGCTTTGAAGCCGCCGAGCGTGCCGACGTTTTTGGCGAGGCAGGAACCGGTTCCCGGCCCAGTGTCCGGAGCGCCGACCGCGACGGCGACGGCGCTCGGTTTGAGCGGCGTCGAGTTTCCAGCCGCTAACATCTCACAAACCGGAGTAGACCGGTTCGACACCGCCGGTGCGCAAGCGTTGCAGGCGATCATCAAGCCGATTCCAGACATCGTCCACAAGTGGGCGGTCGAACAAGACAACGTGAAGAACGCCGTCGTCGAAACCGGCAGCGACTACGAGGAGTTGGAAAAGACGCTCGGTTCGTTCGGCGACCTTCAGAAACAGGTGGCGGCGAACTTCAAGTTACCCATCACGCCACTCGAAGAAACGCGGCGACGGATGGACTTGATCACGGCGGCGGCGAACCGTGCGAACGATCCCATCGCGTTGACCAACGCGTTACTGAACGACGAGACGATACACCTCTCCGACCAAGAGCGCGAGATGACGCGGCTGCTCGGCCTGTATAACGAACGACTCAAGGAAGAAAAGGACATCGAGTTACAAGAGAAGCTCGGCGTGGCTTCGTTGGGCGACTCCGCGAAGCTGGGCTTCATGAAGGTGCAAGACTCGTGGGGAACGATGCAGGAACAAGTCACCAAAGGCATCGTGAACATTTCGGACGCGTTGGCGAGCGGCATCGCGACCGGTCTGACCGACATCCTCGACGGAACGAAAAGCGTATCGGCAGGCTTCCGCGACATGGCGGTTTCGATCCTGAAAAGCATCGAACAGATCATCATCAAGATGGAGGTCGAGATCGCGTTGCAACAGTTAATGAACGCGCTCGGATATGGCGGAGCAGGTAGCGGCGCGACGACGATCACGCAGACAGTGTCCATCTTGAAGCAATCGGGCGGCGCGATCACCGGAGGCAGCGGGACTAAGGACGACATACCAATCATGGCGATGGGCGGCGAGTATATGCTGCGCCAGTCGGCGACGCGAAGCGAAGGCATAGAAAAACTCGACCTTCTCAATCGCGGCGCGGCTCACATCGTTCCAAATAGAAGGCGAATGGCGGAAGGCGGACTCGTCACTCCGGATCGGACGTTTTATGGGACAAGCTACAACGAACCTGTCCCTCAATACGGTCATTGGAGCGGCGGTCGTTTCTATGACGCGGGAACACTCACGCCCGGCCAGATTGTCGTCCCCAGTAATTACACCGACACCAGCACTGGCGGACTCGACGCGTATTACTTGCCCGGTGGCGGCGGCTACTACGTCACGGGTGGTAGCGGCTTTGCTTCGGGCGCGGCAGGCGGCGGCGGATTGCAGATGATGGACACTGGATTGTCCAGCGGCATTCCCGGTGGGGGAGGTGAAGGTATCGGCGGCATCGACATTCCGCCTGCTGACATGTCGCCGCAGTTTACTACAGCGCCGTCGAGCGAGCCGAGTGGTGCGCTCAATCCAGCTTTCCCATCTCCGGCTTACGGCACCCCTGACTGGTATGCGTCCAACACGGCAGCGGAAGAAGCCAAGTACGCTTCACAACCCGGACACGCTCGCGAGGCAGCCATCGTGGGCGGATTTAGCCCCACTGGCGCTCAGATAATCGGTAGCGGATTCTACAGTGGCCCGACATCTTTTTCGAGTGCTTCCAGCGGATTATACGGCGGACTTGAAGGCGGACTTACAACCGGTTCAGTCGGCGGATTTAGCGGGGCAGCCGGTTCCGGCATCGGCGGCGGCGGCATGGGGCCGCCGAGCGTGATGCGTTACCTCATGGAAGGCGGCTACATATATCCGATTCCGAGCTTCGCGACGGGCGGCACGATGCCGTGGACTGGCTTGGCGTGGATGCACCAAGGCGAACAGATCACTCCGGCTGCGGCGGTCGCTCCGGCGCAGGCGTCAAACGTGTCGAACCAGATCAACGTCCACGTCGAATATGGCGGCGGGGGCGGCGCGAAAGACAACACGACCGGCACGGACGACAAGAACGCGCGAGCGATGGCGAACGCCGTCAAGATCGCCGTGCTCGATCAAATCGGTCGGCAGCAACATTTCGGTGGAAACCTCTACAAACCGCGCAACGGATAGGCCGACGTGCTGTTCATCCACCAGTTTTTCACTTTCGAGCCGAGCGCGCAGACGAAAGGCTCGCAGCTACCTCGCGTCCTGAAGGCGCAGTTCGGCGACGGTTACACGCAACGGGTTCGCGACGGCGCGCAGAACGCCTTGCAGATGTGGAACCTCGTCTTCACGAACAGGTCGCAGGCGAGATTGAAGCAGATCGACGACTTCTTAGACCAATTCCACGGCGTCAACGCGTTCGTGTGGAAGCCACCTGCACCGTTCGGCCCGCGCTGGTTCACGTGCAAGAATTGGGACTTCGAATACGGCGACGGCGAGATCATGACCGGCATCAACGCGACCTTCGAGGAACAGATTGGCCCCGCGATGGCCGAACTGTTATTGATCATCTCAGGCGACTTCCAGACCGGCGCGGTCGGAACGACGCTGCCGAACGCGCTCGTGGTCAAGGTGATCGACAGCGGCGGAAACCCAGTCGTCGGATTCCCGCTCACGTGGTCGGTCGTAGCGGGCGGCGGCCACATCTCGGCGCTCGCCACGTCGACCAACTCGCTCGGCGAAGCGCAGGTCACGCTGACGCTCGGCCCCGTGGCGATCACCAATCAAGTGCAATGCACCGGCGTCGGCTTGGGCGGATCGCCCGCTACGTTCTTTGAATTCACTGCGGTCACCACGGACAACTGGGCCGGTAACGACTTCGATTGGATGCCGCTCGGCGTGACGACCGACGTCGGAACCGAAACCAACGTTGGAGACACGGCGCTCGGCATACCTACCT